CACACATGGTACAAAAACGTAAAACAGTTGAGATCTGTTACTTCTCAAAGCTCTGCTAGTGCTTACCTGGCGACCGTTGAAGAGGAGGAGGAAGATTTAATTATTAAAGGACTTAATCGTCCGATTCAAAAAGAAATAAAACAATCATACAACGACATGACAACGTCTCAAATGAATATACAGCATAAAGTGCTCATATATCTTAAGAACATAGATGTTGATCACGTCGTTTTTAAAAATTTATGCTTTAATGACAACGGAGAATATTTTTTCGACAGTAGTAGAAAGATATTGTTTTTGATTAATTCGAAAACTTTGTCTAAATGGCTGTTAGGTAAATATTCTTTATATAGTGTCAATAAGATACAGAAAAAAGATTTTAGTTTGTTTTTTGTTAGACCTAAGATGGAGTCACAAGGCTTATTTGATGCCCTTGGCGACATTTTTAGTGTAGTCGGAGGAACAACCAGATTTTTGGCAAAAGCCATGAGGAATTATAAAAATCCTCATGTGGTAGCATGGATTATGGACGTAATGACATTAACTTTAGAGTTGAATGATCCCTTTTTCTGGAGACCATTATCAATGTTAAAGTTTTTAGCTAGAATTTATTCGGTTCTCATGCGTTTTTCAGATTTTAAGAATCATAAAGACAAAATTCTTCATACACAATCTCTAGACGAGGTTAATGGTATAGATTCTATCATGCTGTTATTGACTTGTTTTGGTTTACCTGATTCAATTATGAAAGGTTTAAAACAGATTTCTTTAGTTACCAACAAAAAAGTTTTGGATTCTCCTAATATAATAATGGATTTGATTCAAAAATTTTTAGAGGTTTGTTTTGACTTGTTAACCTGGTTAAAAGAAACTCTTAAAATAGAAATCGTAGACGTAGTCATAGACTTATTAGTTCAACCTTTAAATTTTGTAAAAGGAATAAAATTGACCAAAGAGTTAAGCAAGATGACCATAGAATTTCAGAAAAACAACCAGATTATTTTTGACCCAGTTGTTAGAACTAAATGTATGGATTTGTATAATGAAATTAAGACTAATGTATATATACAATCCTTGTTGCTTAATCCCGCATATAAAATATATGCTCAGCAATATACTACTTTGCAACTTATGAATAAGTTGTCATCTAATTTTGATGTTTCAGCTAGAAATGAACCCGTCTGTATAGTTTTCGAAGGAAAAGCAGGATGTGGAAAGTCTACCTTAATGAATAAGGTAGTAGATTATTTAGTTAGAAAATCTTATTCTATTTATAATCATTCATGCCCTTCGGTAGATGCTGGTAAAGATTTTTACGATGATTACTTAGATCAGGACGTGTTCGTTATGGACGATGTAGGTCAACAGGGAGTTTCGCAGTGGAGGCAAATTATAAATTTTGTTTCTCCGGTTAAATTTCCTTTAGAATGTGCTGAAGCCAAACTTAAAAACACAAAATATTTTAATAGTAAATTGTTGTTATTAACCACCAATCATTTCTCTGATTTACATAGTTTTACAAAAGCAGATTGTATAGCGGAACCTGAAGCTTTATTTCGCAGGTGTCATGTATTGAATTTTGATAACGCTAGCTTTGTTAAAGGCAAGATGTTAGGATTTATTCAATACAAGAAGTTTGATCACTTAACACGCACGTGGGAGGAACAATTCATTGGTCCTCAATCTGATTGCAAAATGGAACCCAGATGCAGTCTAGGTAATGACAATAACACAATTGCGTGGGTTTCTTCGATGATAATTACATTTTTAGACAAACAAAGTCAATTATATGACATTAACAAGCTGAATGATACTGACGAACAAGAAATTGATACTTTAGTTGATTGTTTGATGAACGGAGACGAATCTGTAGTGAGTATTGATTCCCGCAAATTGCTGGAATTGAGAAGTCATTTAAATGAGGAGTATTTTGATTCTATAGAACCTCAGTCGTTTTCTTCTTTGTTATCAGAGATTTGTACTGACAACATAGAGATTTTCAAGGATTATTTTTCTTATTTTAAAACACATTTTATAGAAAATACTATTTTAGTTTATGAGACTATGAAGAGTACATTATCTGAAGATACTTACACAGGCGCTGCTATGAGAGGAGCGCTGAAAGGACTTGTGGGAACTTTGATTTCTTTTGCAGCTCAACATATATGTGCATATTTCTTAGGTGACGCTAATCCAGATACTTTGACAGAACATTCGTTTAGACAGCAG